CAGAGGATATGAATTGGTATAACAATATGCAATCATCCAATCCAAACACTGGAACACCTCTCATGGCGACATCAGCGCAGGTAGCATCTGCTTCTACTTCTGCATCGCCTACTGTCATTAATAATTACTATACAGGAGGCAATGGCAGTGGTCAGCAACAGGTAAATCCAAACGGTGTATCTGCCGCTCCTGGCATGTCAGCAACTGGAACTGAAGTGTTCCAAGAGTTAAAAATTAGAGCACTAGCATAATGGATCAATTTCAGAACATAACAGACTTTCATCTCAAGAGTGTTGTTATTGCAAAACTTGGTGAGGAAAAGGGATATGATATCAGACAGATGGTTGGTACATTCAACTATGTTGAGAGTATCACTAGTCCATTCCGTGCTGCTACACTGACAGTTGTTGATAGTGCTGGATTGTTAGCAGATCTCCCTATTCAGGGTGGAGAAACTGTTAAGATCGTTTGTCAGACAAGTTCTAGAGAAGAGGAAGAAGAGTATGTGTTCCAAGTATGGAAGGTTGGAAATAGATATGCTAAAAACCAAGTACAGTCATACACACTAGGTTTGATATCTGTAGAGGCACTCAATAACGAGTGTGTTAGATTGATCAATAGATTAGAAGGAAAACCAGACTCTATTGTTGGGAAAATCTTAAAAGAGAACTTGAATTCAGAAAAAGAATTCTTCTCTGAGTCTCCTGAGTTTGCTATCAAGATGCTCCCCACAAATAGGAGACCTTTTGATATTATCTCTTCTATTGCAGTGAAGTCTGTTCCCAGTAATGGCACAAAAACACCAGGATCTGGTAAAGGCAAGCAAGCAAAGACGGAAAAAGAAAAGATTGGCGGAACTGCAGGATTCTTATTCTGGGAGACAAAGAGGGGATATAATTTCTTCTCTGTTGATACTATGATTGATAGAGATGAGACATGGGGACCATACATCGAAAAACCAGCAAACCAGGGTGATGGTGCTGACGACAGAATGACCATCTCTCAAGCAATTTTTAATGCTGAAGTTGATGTCATGTCAGCAATGAGAAAAGGTAAGTATTCTAGTCTCATTGTATTCTTTAATCACTCTACTGGTCAATACAGTGAGTATCATTATAGTGTCGAGGATGCTTACAAAGATATGAAGCACCTTGGATCACAGAATACACCATCTCTTATCAAGTTTGGTGATAAGTCTGTTTCAGATTATCCTACAAGAATTGTATCTACACTATTAGATCATGAATCGTGGTATAATGAACCAGCAATCGCATCGTATGAGGAGGCAGACGGTTCAGAAAAACCAAATGAATATTGCGATTTCCACAAGCATTTTGCAACTCAATCTTTGATGAGATATGAACTATTAAAACATCAGGTAGGAACTATTGTTATCCCTGGCAACTCAGAGATTTGTGCAGGAGATAAGATTAATATTAAACTGGTCAATAAAACCCCAGGAAAGAGAGTAGATCGAGAACCATACGATCCTGAGAGTAGCGGTGTTTATCTAATTGAGGAAGTTACTCACTCTTATGACAGTACATCATCCACCAACGGAAGGTTTACGACAACCTTAAGATTGATGCGAGACTCGTATGGCGACCTAGAATCAGAGTCTAACCATGGCACTAAATAATTAAAGGAGGTACTACACATGGAAAACATCGAAGCGCATATCGCAAAGGACAAGGAGATTTTGGACAATCCAAATACATCTCCACAGGCACGTCGTCATATTGAGGGCGAACTACATGACCTTGAAGAGTGGGTAGAACATCATAAAGAAGAGATCGAGGCAGGAGATCATCACGATCCGACACCACTAGAACTCTACTGTGATCAAGAACCTGGCGCACCCGAGTGTAAAATTCATGATAATTGACTAAAATATGGATCAGTTAGTATCACAGTTGCTACCTACCCAACGCATTGGTAACGATGGTTTCCAGTGGTGGGTAGGTCAAATTGAAGGAACCGCTGCTGATGAGGCAAACAACAAAGGTGGTTATCGATTCAAGGTGAGAATCGTTGGGGATCATCCTGGTGATCCTGAACTGGTTAGCACTGCAGACTTGCCATGGGCAACTGTGATGATGCCTGTAACTGTTCCATTTATTCCTGGTAATGGTGGCGGAGCACATCCTCAATTAGAGATTGGATGTTGGGTTGTCGGTTTCTACATGGATACCGAAAAACAAAAACCCATCATCATGGGTTCTATTGGTCAAACTCCTGGTGCTACTAAAGTATTTGTTGAGCGAACACCAGATACACCACCATTTACCACAGCAATTCCACAGGTAAATGCTCAAACAGATGGATCTCCATTGCAGCAGGGGACTGACAAGAACACTGCTACTGGTGGATTATATGACGGCACTGTAGATGGCGATGGAAACGATCGTGTCGCAACACCACCATCAATTGTAGATCCATTAGTAAATGAAACTGCTGCCGCAGAAGACTGGTGTCAGTCAAAGGCAGAAAAATGTGATGAAGATGATATGATGTCCCAGATGACGGGTATCATGGGAGAGTTCCTTGCTGCTGTACAAAACAATGGCGGAAATGTTGGAACTTACTTAGTTAATAAGGGAACTGGTGGTTTGATGGATGGTATTGGCATGGCACGAGGCTATGTCAATAAAGCAATGACAGTTGTTACTGAATTTGTTGCTAAAGTAAAAGGATTTGTTATTGAGAAACTCAAGGCAGCAGTAAATGATCTCATCAAAGCACTGCTATTTCCTACAGACACAGGTAATTCTCTCACACCAGTAACAGTATTCTTTAACAATCTTCTGAAGCAACTTGGTTGCTCGATGGCAGACTTAGGTGATCGTCTAGCAGACTTCTTGACCGATCTCCTGATGAGTTATGTGGAGCAGATTTATCGTGCTGCTGCATGTCAAGTTGATGCTCTAGTTAATGGCATCATGTCGAAGATCAACTCATTGATGACTGATCTTCTCGATAGCGTTCTTGGTCCATTAAATGACATCCTTGGCGCAATCGCTGCCCCACTAAACATTCTTGGTGGTGCAATTAGTTTTGTTATGAACCTACTAGGAATTTCCTGCTCAGGTCCAGATAGATCTTGCTCGAAGAAGAAGCAGACCTGTACCAACGGAGCAGAAAAATTAGAGGAGAGAGACTTCCTAGATGGTCTGTTAGAAAGCATTGATAATCTATTCCCAGCAACTGGTGCTGATTACACCCAGTATGTTTGTGGAGATGCATATGAGGGCAAACCACTAGACTTTACAACTGTTGGATTCACTGGCGGTGTTCCTCTGTTTGGTGGCAATACTGGCAACATTCCTGGTGATGGTGATGGCACAGACACCACAACTACGGATGATCCAAATGATAATGGTGGTACAAAACAAAGGAAGCGTATTGTATATCACATCGACGATATCATGGTCGAAGAAGGTGAGTTTGCACAGTTTACAGTAACTAGAACTGGATACACTGAATCATCTTCATCGGTCAAATATAGAACTCTTAAGTATGAAGGTTCTGCAAAAGAGCAAGAAGATTACTTCCCAGTAAATGATATCCTAGGATTTGCTCCAGGAGAAACATCTAAGACTATTACTATCAGAACAATTCAATCTGTTGAGAGAGAAGCAGATGAAGACTTCTACGTCATTCTAAGAAAAAATACTCCTACTGTTGGTAGTGATGTACAAACAACTTTTGAAAAGAACATTGGCATCTGTACTATTACAGAAGGTAAGTTGTTTGAACCACGCAATCCATACAGCGCACCTGTAACGAATCCATTTGATTATGAAGACATATTCACTGATGAAGTAACTACCGTAGTAGATCAGACTGAATTTGATCAGGAAGTACCTGATCCTGATCTTGGTACAGATACAGATGGTGATGGTCTGGATGATGATACTGGAAATGAAATCGTTCAGACTGTAGATGTTGTCGCTGACAGAGCAACATGTCCAGAAGGTGAGTTTATTACTTATACTATTGAGACACAGAATGTTGAGAATGGAACCATTCTATACTATACCTTATTGGGTGATGACATTACAAGCAGTGATATCATTGGTGGAATGACTACTGGTGAGTTTGTTATCAATGACAATAGCGCAAGAATTGTAGTTGGTATCGAAGATGATACTGTTGTAGAAGATGCTGAAGTTCTTAGATTTACTGTTAATGGAACAGGAGCATTTGCAGATGTAATTATCTTGACAGATAGTTCTGATCTAGATGACTTTGATCAAGGTATTGGCGATACACCTGATACTTCGTTCGATGACTTCAGAGAACCCACAACTGAACCACCAATCACTGACGATAATGGTGGAATCATTGAGATCAGAATTGATAACCCTGGTGATAGATGGGCAGAACCACCATACGTATTCATCACTGGTCAAGGTGTTGGTGCAACTGCAACCGCTTTGTTGGATGACAAAGGTTATCTTACAGAGATCCGTGTCAAGTCTCCTGGTTATGGATACAAACTAAACCAAGCGGCTGATGCTGGAAAGAGATGTATTATTGATTCATTTACACTGATCAGACCTGGCATTGGATACACAGAAAAACCAACGATTTATATTGATGGTAATCCAGATGCTGCTGAAGCAATTATTAATGAAGATGGATTTGTTATTGGTGCAAGAGTTCTTGATAGAGTAACAACATACGAGAGATTCCCAGAGATCCTAGTCATCGGTGGTGGAGGATATGGTGCTAAACTATTGCCATCACTAGCATGTCTAGATACAACTGAACTTACTACAATTGGTTCCACCAAGATTGGAACTGGTCGCTACGTGGATTGCCCATAATGTCAATACAAAAACCTGCTTCTACATATCCAAAGACTATTGCTAAACCTAAGAGTCCTGACGAGTCTCAGACTCTAACGGATAAACCTAGGATTAGAACGTGGTACAAGGGCACCATGACCCGCTCTCACATCTATGAGAGAACTCTGCCCGATGATCAATCAAAAGCACTACGTATCCAGGGACCAGATTCTTCTGCTGGATCGAGTGCTATTGTTCAGACTAGTCTAGGACAGATCAAACTAATTACTGGAAGAAAAGACAAAGAGTCTGGTCCTGGTAGTGGTAAGTTGTGTGTCCATAGTTGGGGATACCAAGCGAAGCATGAAAACAGAGCAGACATTCAATTCAATGCTGGTGATGATGGTGAAGGACAAGCATTGAATGTAGTATGCTATGGTGATTATGTTGAGCAGAGTGTTGGTTCTAGTCGTTATATTAGAGCAAAGAAGATTCTGATTGAAGCGACAGAAGAACTGATGCTGGTTGGTAAGACACAGGTCAATATTCAGTCAGGAACTCAAGGTGGTGGTGCTATCATCATGAATGCTGCTAACATTGAGACCACTGCTAGTAATGTTCAGGAATTGCTTTTGGGTCAGAAGATATCTGTAGGTGTTTCAGAAGACACAAAGGTATCGTTCGACCCCAGAGCATCTGCTAATATTGTATCTCCTGGTCATATCAACTGGACAATTTTGGGAGACTACAAGCAGTGGATTGGTGGTGTAGAACAGCATATCGTTGCTGGTGGTCCAGGAGTTCCACCACTCATTAAGGCGAGAGATTCAACATACTCTGTTAAGACTGCTATTGGTGGTCAGACATATGATTCTGCTGACTTTATCAGTTCTAAGGCAGGTCTCGCATATGATGTCAAGGCAGGACTGTCTATCACTGAGGATGCTGGACTCAACTTCAGCGCCAAGGCAGGCGGTATCGCAAATATCACCGCTGCTGGTGCTGTCAATATCAAGGGTGCATTAATTCTACTTAACTGATTGTTAGGAAATCCGTATCTAAAACTGGCACAAGGGGGGTTGTTTTTCTGGGTCAGACCTGATAAATTGTATTCATGCGATGGGGGTCAACCTCATCCACCATCTGCGGGTAATCACTCCGCAAGTAAATACAACAAAGGAAAAACAACAATGATCAAAACTGCTTTCGCTGCAACCGCTGCAGCTGCCGCTTTCGCTGCTCCTGGTGCTGCCCTTGCAGGACCATACGTCAACGTGGAAACCAACGCAGGTTGGACGGGTTCGGAATATAATGGTGCCGCGACAGATCTCCACGTAGGCTACGAGGGAACTTTCAGCGAAACTGGTTCCTTCTACGTTCAGGGTGGAGCTACCGTGCTGACTCCTGACGGCGGTGACACTGACACCGTTCCCTCTGGTAAGGCAGGTGTCGGTCTGGGTCTGACCGAGGCACTTGGTGCATATGGTGAGGTCTCCTTCGTCGGTTCTGGTGATGACGATCTGGACCGTGGATACGGAGCTAAGCTCGGACTCAAGTATTCCTTCTGATAAATAATGATGCGATCTTTCGTGCGGTCGCTTCAAAAGTCGGAACACCAAATTGGGGTGCCCTGTTTCAGGGTGCCCCTTTTTTCGTACTCTAAATACATTGAATGATCTTTTATCATGAACTACAAACCCTATTCACAGGAATGGCATAGGTACAGATACCTCAAAGAGGCAGTAGATAAGTACCTTGACGACTACGTTGATAACGATATAATCATGAGAGATATTCTCGATATTGTGTGTGATCGCCAAGAGCGAGCACATGCTGAGTATCATCGACTTGAAGATCTAGAACTAAAATTGCGGGACTGACATGCTATCTACTCAATACAGACTACGCTTAGAATTCATCTGTAAGAAGATCGCAAACAAGGAGGATGTAAAACTAGAGGACATGATCTGGGCAGAAAAACTTGCCAAGGCTCATACAACTGCTAGGGACTGGTTGAACAAAGCACGCCGTCAGGCGGCGCAGGACATCCAAGAAGGCACAATGGACGATTTCATGAATAAGATGGGTCTGGGCGATCCAGACCCCTCTAACTACCGTACAGGGTTCTCTGGTGCGGATGAGATTGTAGACTGGTTCAAACAAGACAAACCTGATGATTGGAGGCAACGTGACTGAGTTTGAAAAGATTACGCCAGAAACATATGAAAAAATGAACGAGGAGTTTGAAGAAGAAGGACTTGCCTTCAGTATTAAAGTTCCTACACAAGAACAAATTGATGAATGGAGGCAACGTGACTGACGCTCGTGCAGAGAACGAAGAAAAGTGGAGGATAGCAACAAACAGACAGATTGCTGATAACCTCGTAGAAAAAATTGAAGAACTATTAGATGGTAAAGCACACTATTACACTTGCTGTGATAGAACTACCGAACATAGAAAAATTGTAATTGAGTACGATCACAAACAAAAATGAGGTACATTACAACCCAACTTCTTACTGAGGACGAAGTATCTCAGATTAGATCGTGGGTGGGTGCTAGTAAGAATTGGATGAGTGGTACTAACTCACAGCGTATTGCTAATGCAGAACGCAAGAACAATATCGAACTACATCCTAGTGCAGAGTCTCACAGGAGATCAGTAGAATTAATCAATGATGCCCTCTCAAGGAACAGAGACTTTGGAGATTTTGTTATTCCACTCAAGACGAGTTATATCACCATCTCCAGAACTCGTGTTGGTGGGTTCTATAAACCACACTTTGATAACCACAGTCTAGGAGACTTTAGCAATACTCTTTTTCTCTCTGACCCATCAGAATATGATGGTGGAGAGTTGTGTCTATGGTCAGATGGCAAGGTAGAAAAAATTAAATTAAAACCTGGCATGATGATTACCTATGAGTGTGGCATAGCACATCAGGTAAATGAAGTTACCAGGGGAGTGCGAGATGTCGCTGTCTTCTGGGCAACATCTGAGTTCAAAAATGAAAAACTTAGATCTGCTATAACAGATCTCTTTAAATGCAAGGAGATTATTGGGGCAACTCCAGTCCTAGACACAGTTGAGGAGTCTCAAACAAATCCTAGTTTTCTAATTTCACAAGTTATACATACAATTCGCAGATACAACCACGAACAATGATACAGGCACTAGTTTATGGCAACGGTGGTCAAGAATCAGAACGAGCAGTTATGGTTCTCGAAGCATGTGGTCAAGATGTAAAAGAGTTTATGCTCGGTATTCATTTTACCCATAAACAATTCAAGGCAGAATTTGGAGAAGAAGCAGAGTATCCTCAGGTTTCAATTGGTTTAGACCATCGTGGCACACTGAAAGAAACCCTTAAATATATGAGTGATCACGGTATGTTCTTATGACAACAACTAGGCGAAAGAAGAAAGACGATAGCACATTCTTTTTGTATGTGTTCTTTCATAGTGTATTCACAAGCATCACAAATATGTTTTCTGAAGACTGACTTGACAGATCCCTAGAAACTCAGTAGAATAACACTGTTCAAGTTTCAGAGGGGTAATGGCTTTAGGGAATCAAGTACAAGAGAGTTTGCAGGAAGCTTCTGCATCTCTACGCAATGCTCTAGCATTTGCTGCTAGACAGGAGAGACCCATCGTATGCAAACAAATTGCCAATCTTATTTCTGAGATTGAGAATATTGGTTCATTTGATGGTATAATGGATAAACTGGAGGAAATTTCTAATGAAGAAAACGTTTAAGCGCACAGATAGCAAAGGTCGTGAAGAGATCTGGGAATGGGATGAGACCCCTGAGCTCAGGGCATTTATTAAACAGCAATCAATTCTGAAACTGTCTGAACCTCCTACACGACCTCAGTAATGGAAATTATTGATAACTTTCTTCCCGAAGAACAGTTCAATACGCTTGCTAGTACCATGATGAATGCAAATTTCCCATGGTACTATGCAAATTCTGTGGTCGGACAAGATCTTCTTATTTGTGAAGAGCAGTACAATTATCAATTTGGGCATAGTTTTTACTATAACTATGGATTCAAGAGTGAGTATTCTAAACTCATCTTTCCGATTTTAGAAAAATTAAATCCAATTGCTATCCTCAGGATTAAGGGTATCCTGCTCCCTAGGACAGAGACTAATATTGAGCATGGATTCCATCAGGACAACCAGTACAATACAAAGGTTGCGATCTACTATGTTAACACCAACAATGGGTATACAAAACTCGATGAAGGTGATATAATTGGTAGTGTAGCAAACAGACTTGCACTGTTCAATTCTGAAGACTACCACACAGGTGCAACATGCACTGATGAGAAGATTAGAGTTGCAATCAACTTTAATTATTATTAGCGAGTGTGGTGAAATTGGTAAACACACCAGACTTAAAATCTGTCGAACGTTACGTTCTTGCGGGTTCAAGTCCCGCCACTCGCATTTCCTGTTAAATAGTATTATCAGGAAAGACTGACAAAACAAATGGCACAGAAGTACACTATCAGCAAGAAACACGTTTTCGTTGACAACGAACCCGTTCTAATGTATTATGTTGAGAACATGCCTTTTGCGTTTGATGTACTCGAAAGACATGAAAAAGAAGACAAGTGGATCTTGTCTGAAGCAGCAATCAATCCAGAATATAGTCTAGAAGATATCTTCAGATTTTCTGATTACTTGATTGCTGAAGAATGCCACCCTGTATTGTTTGAATTAGATCTCGTTAATCCTGAAGTTTTACCTGATGAACACGTTTCTTGAATTATTTGAAGGCACCTTTTCTAATAAGCGTCAAGCACAGTCTCATCCTACCCGTTATGCACACATTCGGGTAACACACAAGAAAATTTCAGACAATCGATTCTATGGTGAGCAAGCATACAACTACCTGCTCAACCGACCATACAGGCAATTTGTAATTGAAGTAGTTGATGAGGGTGAACATCTACGCCTGAAGAACTATGAGATCAAAGATCCTACAGAATTCATCAACTGTAAGAATCTAGATAAACTCACTGATGATCGCTTGACATACCGACCATCATGTGATAATATTATGAAGCAAGAGGGACCAAGACTATTCAAAGGTAAGAATGATACCTGCGAATGCTGGGTCATGCGCCGCAACATCAAAACTTATGTTGCCAATGAAGTGCAGTTGTCTCAAGAATACTACGAAGTTTTAGATCGTGGTCTTGATGCAACTACCAACCGTAAGGTTTGGGGATCTGATTGGGGAGCATTCAAGTTTAAACGAATGCCTTTGTAGCTCAGTGGTAGAGCAGGGCTTTTGTAAAGCTCAGGTCGCAAGTTCAAATCTTGTCGAAGGCTTGTGGGGAATTAGCTCAGTTGGTAGAGCGCCTGCTTTGCACGCAGGAAGTCAGGAGTTCGAGTCTCCTATTCTCCACTCAATCCTCTATAGCTCAATCAGGCAGAGCGGTTGACTGTTAATCAATAGGTTCCTGGTTCGAGTCCAGGTGGAGGAGTTATGTATAGAACAACATATCGCGAACAGATTGGATACATTTACATGTGTTCAAAAGAGATAGTAAGAATGCTTATTCTCGGGGACAGGTACAGACCTCGTGTATAAATAAATCCGAGGATAAATTTATACTGCAGGGTCAGAATAATCATGCCATTAACACGTCTGGATAACCTTATCAGCAGCAAAACTGGTAAGTATCTTTATGTTTCTCCTGATGATTTCAACGCGACAGATGCGTTATCTAATAGAGGTAATTCACCTGTAACACCATTTAAGAGCATCCAGCGTGCTTTCCTAGAAATCGCAAGATATTCTTATCTGCCTGGTTTTGGTAATGATAGGTTTGACCAGTTCAGCATTATGCTGATGCCTGGTATTCACTACATCGACAACCGTCCTGGTGTAGCAGATACTAATCTGATTGATGTCTTTGGTTTCGACCAAGCAAATAATGAGTGGACTGATAACTCCATTCTAGATATCTCAAACCCTGATAACGTCCTCTATAAGTTTAACAACACTGAGGGTGGCGCAATCATCCCCAGAGGTTCTTCACTTGTCGGTTATGATCTTCGCCGTACTGTTGTTCGTCCTCTATATGTTCCTGACCCTTCGTCGGTAACTGTTCCTCGCTCTGCTATTTTCAATGTAACTGGTGGTTGCTACTTCTGGCAGTTCACCATTAAAGATGGTCAGACCACTGCAGAATCACCTCTCTACAATGCTGTAGATGGCACTGGTGAAGTTTATTACGACCCTAATGACTTCACTAAACTTACAGCACCAAACTATTCTCACCACAAACTAACTGTATTTGAATACGCAGATACAGAAGAACTAGGTCTATTCTACAGAAAGATCGCTAAGGGATTCTCTGATTATCAACCAACCATTGATGATCCAGGCGAATTCGATTTTAGAATCCAAGAGAACAGAATTGTTGGACCTCTATCTGACTCCAGAGTTATTGAATCTCTGAAGTTCAATGATGCTACAACGATCCCATCTCTACCTGCATCTACATCTGAGATTGAAGTAACAACTAA